AGACTCCGACTCATGCGCCGACCTCCCCGATCGCGCCGAGAGTCGCCGCGACCGCGCGGATCTTCGTCGCGAGTTCATCCGACGTTCGACGTCGTGACGCGCGAGGGAGATCGGGAAAGACGTCCGCGGGTTCCATCGGTTCGTCGCCTTGTTTCCGGAAGAGGTTGCCGATCGTGCAGACGATCGTAGCGAACCGGTAGTCCTCTCTCTGATTCCTCGCGTTCCACGCCATCCAATAGGACGCGAGGTCTCTCGGATCCGTCGCGTCGAACTCCTCGACCGTCATCGAGAGTTCGACCCGCGCCCACGCTTTTAGGTCGAAGAGCGAGAGACCTCTTCGACTGGAATAGGGTTTCCCGCCTCCGCCTTCGCGATCGCCGAACCCGCGGAGGAGACGCCCTCCGCCCACTTCTCCGCGACGAGTTCGAGGATCGAGACGAACTCGCCGGGAGGAATCCTCTCGGAGAGGAGTTCCTCCGTCATGCCCGGTACTACGGACTTGACCGCGCCGAGAACGATCCGAAGACCGAGGTCGAAGATCGGTGCCTTCTTCGGGTCCGCGAACTTCTCCGCGAACTCCATCGAGGAGAGACCGGACTCGCGCTCGATCATCGCGAGGGTGCGCGGGCCGAATGAAACGACGACGGTCCCGTTCGCGAGAGGGATCTCGCATCGGGGCCAAAGGGAAGCCATCGGAACCTCCTCGCCTTAGGCGATCGTGATCTTTCCGTTCGGGGCGAGGGTCACGTTCTGCGTCATCTTCCCGTCGTGAGGGAACGCCGGTCCGATCTGAGAGACGAACGCCGCGAACGAGACCACGCGCGAGGAGCCGGGGATCGTGATCTGGAAGTTCCGGAGGGTCCGGTTCATGACGTCGTTTCGGAGGTTCGTCTGAGTCGTGTCGCCCGGGAGGTAGTTCAGTTCGAGCGAGATGTCCGACGATTCGAGAAGAGTCGGAATCCGCTCCATGTGCTGATCCGGGGACTCCATGTGAGTGGCGTCGGCGAGGTTCATCCTCGTCTCGACCGCCCCGATGTTGACGACCTCCGCGACGGTCGTAAAGACCTCCGGAGAGCCGCCGTCCCCGCGCTTCAGGAGCGCGCCGAATCCAGACCGTGCCGCAGTCGCCGCCATGTTTCAGTCTCCAATAGTCGCCATCCGAGAGAGAGAACTCGAACCCGTCCCCCAATGCTACGCCGCCTCACCGACTTAGATCGTCGCCGCGAGACGGAAGACCTCGTCGATATCCGCGGACGTCAGGGAGAGACTCGCCGCGACCGCCGCGACGAGGGGATGGTCTCGACGGATCGAGACCGAATACGTCCAGAGTGTCCGCGCGTCCTCCCGCTCGTCGAGGTCGGGGATCGAGTCGATGACCGAGTCGACCACGAAGTCGAGTTGAGAGTTCGGGACGCCGTGACGACGACGGAGCGCGATCCGGATCGTCGCCGGGGACGCCGCGTCGGGAACGGGAATCGCCACGTCGGGGAGTTCGACCTCTTCGACGACGTTGTTGTTCGGTTTGCTCGAATCAAATCCGCCGGGACCGTAAATCGTTTCTTTCATATTCAACGCCTTAGAAGGACGCGAAAGGACGTCGATCGCAATGTTCCGTAGGTCGTCCACGTCGCCGGGAGACCGCCCGTTATTCCGCTGAGTTCCCAAATGTTCCCATGCCAAAATGGGAAAGAAGTGTGTGCGTAAGTGTGAACTCCGACCTCCGCGAGGAGATTGCATTGTGCGGTTTGCGAGACCGCCGTAAGGAAGTATTTTCCAGCCGTCAGAGATTGCGAGATCGTGATCGTCTTCACGCCGGTAGTCGTCGAGGAGATCGTCCCCGCGTCGAGGACGAGATTCACGGGTTTCCCGGAAGAGTCCGCGTCGTAGATGCCGAGACGAACGACCGCGCCGGTTGCGCCCGCCGCGTCGACGTATGTTGAAATTCCGGTGTACGTCTGAGTCTCCGGAATGAAGATCGGTCGGCATCTCATAAATCCGGTTCCGGTCGCAAGCGACACGTACTCCGATCCGACCGGACCCCAGAGCCATTCGTTTGACGCCGGTTTGACGATCGGAACGTAGTTGAATCCGGTCGGACCGGTCGCCCCGGTCGGACCGGTCGCCCCGGTCGGACCCGTCGCCCCGGTCGGACCGGTCGGACCGGTCGCCCCGGTCGCGCCGGTCGAGCCCGCCGGACCAGTCGCCCCCGCCGGACCCGTCGCCCCGGTCGCGCCTGCCGCCCCGGTCGGACCGGTCGCCCCGGTCGCGCCGGTCGAGCCCGCCGGACCAGTCGCCCCCGCCGGACCCGTCGCCCCGGTCGCGCCTGCCGCCCCGGTCGGACCCGTCGCGCCTGCCGGACCGGTCGCCCCGGTCGGACCCGCCGGACCGGTCGAGCCCGCGATTCCGTAGGTGAGGGAGTTCCACGCCGTCACGCCGTCGCCGAACTTGTTCCGCTTTGTGTCCGTCTCGTATCCCATCTCGCCGGGAGCGAGGACCGGGTTCGAGGACGTCCACTCCGCCGCCGTGCCCCGCCGAATCTGGATGGTCGCCTGAATGGACATAGTCGTTTAGACTCCGGGAGGAAGTTCATCGTACGAGACGAGGACGTCGAAGAGCGTACCGTACGCCCGGAGTTCTTCGTCGTAGTCGTCGCGATCGTCGGTCGCGAGGACCGACTGAACATCGAAGGACCTCGCGTCGATCGTGACCACGCCGACGCGCCCGTCGATCGCGAGCCGGATCTCCTCGTCGACGTCCTTCGCCTCGATGTACGTCTTCGCCCACGTCCGGATTTGCACCCGCGCGACCACGAACCCCGACGACCTCGCCGTATGCGAATGTGATCGGTCGGTCGATATCCGTTCGAGGACGACGATCGGGAACGTCGCGACGTCCTGAGGAGCGACGACCGGGAAGACCCGATCGTCCGCCCCGGTCGACGCCTCGACGATCCACGCCCGAAGGACCTTCTCGATCATCGCCTCGCCCTCCTTGCCGCGCGTTGCGCCTCGACGTCGATCCCTTCCCGCATCTTCCGCGCCGTGACCTCGATTACCGCGTCGAGTTGAGTGTCCATCGCCGGACGTAGGAACGGGGACGCCGCGACCTTCGCCGTCCCGAACTCGACGAGGTGAGCGTATCGACGGGGACTCTTTCCCCCGCGACGACCGCGGACGAACTTCTTTCGCGCCACGCCCACGGACGCCGAGATCGCGCCCGTCTGGTCCGTCCGGTTCGTCTTCGCGACGATTGACGCCCGGAGCGCGCCGGTATCGACCGGGACCTTCGCCTTCGCGACGTCCCGGATCTTCGTCGCGCCCGCGTAGACCGACCGCCGGACGACGTTCTTCACGACGCCCCGCGGGAGTTCTTGAAGCGCGCGACTAACCTCCCGGAAGTTGAGCAGGATCTTGTCGTTTATCGAAGGCATTTCAAGCCGTCCCGGACTTGACGTCCCGCGCGTAGGTCGTGAGCCGGAGACCGTCTCGACGTCCGATCTCCGCGACGTCCTCGACCTCGTAGACCGCGCCATCGTAGACGACCCGCCATCGGGGACCGATGTTCGGTCGATATCGGATTTCGAAGACCGTCGCCTGCTTCGCGCTGTGGTGATCGGAGGGGAGGAACTCCTCGCGACCGGTCGTCGGAACGAACCTCGCGAAGACGACCGCGTCCTCGACGTACCCCGCGACCCGCTCGCCGAACGAGTTCGACCCGGTCGTCGGACGTTGGAGCCGGATCCGCCGGTCGAGTTGTCCCGCCTTCGTCGCCATCACTTGAACTCGAAGAGCCGGTAGGGGGAGAGGAGGAACTCGACCGTCTGGGGAATCTTCGTCGCGATCGTCCCGGTAACGACCGACTCCCGGTTCGCGTACGCCGTCCCGACGAGTTGACGGATCGCCGTCCGAATCGGTTCAGGGACCGCGGAGCCGGACGCGCCGTAGCCGACTTCCGCCGTATATCGGACCGAGTTCGGTTCGCCTCGCGCCTCGCCCCACGTCGCGCCGTAGGCCGGAAGGATTCGACCTCGACCGGGGTTCTCGCCGCCGGGAACCTCGACCGTATACGTCGAGTTGTGTACCTCTTTCCATTCGCCCGTATCGTACGTCTTGAACTCGAACGCCGAGATCGAGACGAGAGGGGAGAGAGGGACGACGATCGCCTCGCCATCGCCGGGGAACTCGTCGAGGTAGATCCTCCACGTCTGCGAGATCAGAGCCCGCCGAAGGTACTGCTCGACCCACGACGTCGCCGCCGAGACGTACGCCGAGATCAGCGAGTCCTCGTCGGGGATCTCGACGCGGAGATGCGACTTCGCCTCCGCGAGAGAGATCGGAGTCGTCGCCGGTCCGGACGTCTGCGTGAGGTAGGCCAAAGAGACGCCGAGGTCGTTCGACCTCGACGTCCCGGAGGGGGATGCGCTGGATGTTACGGGGTTCCGGTCGTCGAGCCGACGATGACCGTCGTGCCCTGAACCGTCGCGCCCTGCGTGACCGGTGCCTTTCGCGCGTCGGAGCGAATCGCGACCACGCCGTCGATGACCGCGTTTGCCGTGCCGCGGTCGATCGTGCAACGAACGTAACGAAGAGTCGGACGCACGGTCTCCGTGATCGCGACCTTGTTCGACGCCGAGTCGGGGATCGTGACCTTCGAGCCCGCGACCGTGTTCCAGTTCGAGTTATCCGAACTGTGGTCGATCTGAATCGACGTGACCGCGGTCGACGTGATCGTTCCGAACGAGACGACGAAGGTCGCCGTCTCGAAACCTTCCATATCGACCGAGGTGCAGTTCACATCGGACGTACCCGCCGCGACCGCGTTCGAGACGCGATCGACGGCCACGTTTCGAGCGAGAGAGAGAGTGTTCATCGTGTTGTCTCCTTGTCGATCAGTTGGTCTTCAGACGGACGAACGCCTCTTCGAGGACCGGCATCGCGTCGACTTCCATTCGACCGATGTAGCCGATCTGGTTCGCCTCCGCGTAGAGTTCCGAGAGCCGTTGAACTTCGAGCGACAACGCCTCGGCGATCCAATAGAAGGACATATCGCCGAGGATGCCGACGTACTTCGCCGTCGTGAAGGTGTTCGGAACGAACTCCGAAACGACGTACGGAATATCGAGGATCCGATCGGGTTCGCCGCCGACGAGGCCGGGCTGCCACAGGTATTGGTTCTGCTGGTCCTTCAGTTTGCGAATCAGTTTGACCGCCTCGCGAGAGAACAACCACGCCGTCGAGGGACGAGACCAGTAGGACGCCTTCAGAGCGAACTTCGCGTCGATCAGTCCGTCCGCCGTCATGTTCGTAGAAGAGCCCGTGTTCACGTCCCGCGACGTCGAGATGCCGTTCGCGGTCGGCGTGAACATCCCGAGAGGTTCGTTCGCGCCGCTGCCGGTCAAGAACCCCTTCTCCTGTGAGACGCCGAACTTGTACGCGAGCCGCGCCTGAACGATCGACTCGACCGGAAGAGCCCCGGTCCGGAGGAGTTTCCGCGAGACGAGGATCCGCTTCGCGAGGGGAACCGGGTTCAGTTCGCGCTTGCCGAACTTCATCGCCGTGTCCTTCGTGCCCGTCTGGATCTCGGTCGTCCAATCGGCATCCGAGAC